GATGTGCTAGTAGGTGTGGTTCTCATGGTTACTGGATAAAAAATGGTAGCCACACGGAAATTGTCTGCGCCCGATTTTGTACCAGTTACACCGAGTGAAGACTGGCTTAGATAATACCGTTGGCATAATGCTAGTTCTGTACCGATAGGTCGTTGTTCAAACGGGGTCGGCTGTGCATTCCGTTCCAACTGAACTTCAGCAATTCTTACAATCCTGCCGAATGTTGTGTGACCGCTTGTTTGAATTTCAACCTGCAAGCCATTGTTGATATTCGTATAACCAGAAATATCTACCGTATGCGTAACTTTTGTCCATGCTCCATTTGCGCAAGCCTGTAAAGACTGTGTCAACCTATTCGTAACCGTTGTGAAGTTATCTTCCGCTGAAGGTGTTCCCAAGAGAAGTACTGGAGTCATTGATGCGCTTGTGTTATTGAAAATCCAAGCAGAAAAAGTAACCGTTCCCTTTAGTGCATAAACATTTGATGCTTCAATCCGTTGACCCAAATTGCAAGTAGACCCACCAGTTCCATTTGGTGCAATTTGCAAAGAATATCTTGAAAGGCTTGTTGGGGGGACATTTGTATCCCTGATAGCGCCCATTGTTGCACCAACTGGAGACATGAACCATCTATCTGCGGTGTATGCGGTTGTACCACTAGAAACATTTATTGATGTCGCAATCCACCTTTGCCAAACATCAAAACCGCCATTGATTACTTCGTTACGAAAACCAGAACCAGGATATGTTGGACCCCAGTTAGCGCCGTCATACTGCTGATTAATGTTTGTGTCAGTTTCATAAATCGTTTGTCCTTCCCACGGTGCAGATGGACGAGTAGATGAAGTAACTGGTAGTGGCGACATTGCACCAGCACCTAGTTCAACCCATGCTGAGTTGTAGTAGATGTAAGTAGAACCAGTAGTTGTGTCAAACCAGATTTCACCAGCAGACGGAGACACTGGAGCGGTTGCAGAACTTGTGAGTGGAGCACCAGCACCTGTCGCGCCAGTTGCGCCAGTCGCGCCCGTTACGCCAGTAGGACCCGTCGGTCCTGTCGGCCCTGTAACTCCAGTTGGACCAGTCGCACCGATTGGAACTACAAAGTCAAGTACTGCAGCGCCAGTAGTTCCACTATTTGTAACAGACCCTGTTGCTCCGTCAGTGGTTGTACCGACAGTAACTGTTGCAGAGACTCCAGTCGGACCTGTTGCGCCAGTTAAGCCTGTCGGACCTGTTGCTCCTGTCGCACCGATGGGTACAACAAAGTCAAGTACTGCGGCACCAGATGTTCCGCTATTGGTGACAGCGCCTGTTGCCCCATCAGTAGTTGTTCCTACCGTAACCGTCGCAGCAACACCAGTAGGACCAGTCGCACCAGTTGCACCAATAGGGCCAGAAAGGTCTGTATAGATGACTACCCATTTTTCTCCATCCCACTTCCACGTCTTTCCTGAAAAAGAGTGAAGGTCGTTTGTGTTTGGAGAGTTTGGAAAGTCAATAGCCATGATTAGTACTTAATGATGTAGTTGAGCGCTAGGAATGGGTCCACCGTTGCAAGTGCAGTGTTTGTAAATCCACCGTTGCCAGAATCAAAAGGACCAATATTGACATCATGTTGGTGATAAGCACTACGACCACCAGAAGTAAAAGGGGCAATATCTGTAGTATGTTGATGAACAACACTGCGACCAGTTGATGTTACATTGCCAATATTCACAGGGTGCACATGGCCTATCGCATCATAACCTGACACACTATTATTTTCATCATTTATTCCACCAGTTATTGCTCCAGAACCAGTACCAGTCAGAATGGCACGGTTTGTACCAGCAGTAGCAGTTTGAGCGGCTTTGTATGAGTGGGTGTGGCTACCATTAGCAGAATGGTAATGACCATCAGCACCTAGTGAATTGTTGCTTGGTGGGTCAACATCATGAGTATGTCCAGGGGAGTCATCACCTGAAGTTGTGCTTGGTGGGTCTATGGAGTGGGTATGCTCAGTATTGTCGTTTCCAGATGTTGTATTTGGTGGGTCAATAGAGTGAACATGTGTTGGAAGGTTACCTGAAGCAATAACAACGCTTTCAGCGCCACCTGTTGCCGCTAGTGCTCGTGAGGTTAATCCCGTTCCAGCACCTGCCCCTATTGGCATGCGGCTACGCATGTCAGGAACATTGAAAGTAGTTGTTCCATTTCCGCTTCCATATGTTGTGCCCAATACTGCAAACAAGTTTGCGTATGTTGTTCTGTTTATTGCAGCGCCATCACAAAGAAGCCATCCTTCTGGTGAAGTTGCACCCGCATATGGCATTAACCCACCTACTGGAATTAACGGATAACCGCCAGCACTGTTGTCATCAGCAACAGAGATTCCTTCTTTGACTGTAAATCTAGTTCTTGCCATCTTTATTCTTCCTCTGTTGTAGGAGTGCTTGAGACAACATTCCACGGAATGGCGTTATTGTTTAAATCCCAGTTATTCCACGAAACAGGGCGACCCGATTCTGGTGTTACTGGTAACTGAATAGTGTTTTCAAGAGGATAAGAAACAGTAGAAGTAATGTCTCGCATTGCTTGTCTCCAAATACGCCAATCGTTTTTAATTTCTTCAGAAATAGGGCAATCTGGCATTTGTGTCCAGTCTGACTCTTTTAGAAGAACATCACGCATTTCACGAAGCGCTTGAAGAAGTTCTTCTTGAGTTATTGCCGATTTGTCTGTAGTGCCTAAAGGCCAACCGTAAATTTGAATTAACATGTTATAAACCTATCAAACTAGAGACGACCTTGACATACGCGCTAGTTGTCGCAGCGTCTGTAACGGTTGCCTGAACCAAAACATTGTCACCACTTATGGAAGTAGAGATTGTCAAAGGAATGCGAGAAGCCCCTAACTCAATAACGCCGTACTCGGCAAGAGTCGGGGTGGTTCCGTTATGAATTAATAGAATCTTAGACACTGTATATTTTGAACCTTGAGTTACCTGGATGAGGAACTCTCCACTTCTCGCGACAATTTTACTAAAACTCGTGATGGTTGTTGCACTGTTTGTCGTAAGAGTGGTTTCTTGAGCAGAACCCGAGCCGCCACCATTTGACTCAACCCAGAACGAGTCAAAGTAAACAAAGGTTTTACCCGTATCCGACTCAAACCATATATCTCCCACAACAGGTGACGCTGGTGGAGTGTCAGAAACACGAAATACTCCCGTAGCGCCAGATGCACCCGTAGCACCAGAAGAACCAGTCGGACCTGTTGGGCCAGTTGGACCAGTCGCACCAGTAGGACCAGTAGGACCAGTAGGACCTGTAGCACCGATTAGTCCTTCTAGCCAAGATGCTTCAGTACCGTCCTCACCGTTTGCGACGGCAACCTCAAAAGCACTAAGACCAGTTGCACCAGTTGCACCTTGAGGACCAGTAGCACCTGTAGGGCCAGTAAGTGATTGGCCCGTAGGTCCTGTAGCACCCGTAGCACCAGGCGTGCCGGGAGTGCCGCTTGGGCCAGTATCTCCAGTAGGACCTTGAGGGCCGGTAGGACCTGTTGCGCCTGTCGCACCAGGGTCACCAGGGTCACCGGGAGTGCCGCTTGGGCCAGTATCTCCAGGCGGCCCTTGAGGACCAGGAATCCCCTCTGGACCTGTCGCGCCTGTTGCTCCCGCAGGACCAGTAGCACCTGTAGGGCCTGTTGCACCAGTTGCACCTTCTGCGCCTGGTGCTCCTGGTGCTCCTTCTACACCCGCAGCACCGTTTGCACCAGTAGCGCCTGTTGTACCAGTAGGACCTGTAGCGCCTTCTGGTCCTGTTGCGCCCGTTGCGCCTTCTGGACCAGTTGCGCCAGCAGCGCCTGGTTGACCGATTAGGGTGAAACGCCAGTCGTCAGCAGAATACCCTGGTCCAGTTGGACCAGAAGGAATGTATTGTGCAGGAGCGACACGGATAGAAGTGTCTGTTACGACCTGTTCAATAAACCCTTCTATGTATTTATTTGGCTCCGAGACGCTGCGGACATTAACGTACTGACCATTTGCGTATGCCCCAGTTTCTTCGGTTGCAAACTCAAACCTGCCGCCACCGTCAGGACCAGATGGGCCAGGAGTATGCTCGGTAGTGGAGTAAACCTCATATCCAGGACCGGTCGGTCCAGTTGCTCCTGTTGCGCCGTCTGAACCTACATATCCATTTTCACCGCTTGGTCCTGTCGCGCCAGTAGGTCCTGTTGGACCAGTTGCTCCAGTTGGACCAGCATCACCCGTATAGGGAACAAACTTGGCACCATCAAATCTCAGGATTTGCCCAGAAGTTGCACCAGAAGTGTCAACTTCAATGCCGTCAATAAAGATGGCTGGGACTTTTAGGGTGTCGTCAGTTTTTAAGACATTGGCTTCGTCACGATAGAGGTTTACATCTCCACCCTGAGTTCCGTCACCCCAGACAAGACGACCGCCACCTTGAATTTGGAGTCTTGCAAAAGTGTCACCGTCTACAAAAATTGTCAACCCATCGGAGCCAGCAGAAGTTAAGTTCCTAACGGCAATAGGGGTTATAAATTTTTGAGCCATGACCTCAGTCGTTTCTCTTGTTAGTGCCCCTCAGGGCTAAACATTAAGCCTTTTTGCCGAATGCTGTGTCTTTTGGATTTAGGTAACGCATAATAACAGGAAGCGCTGCTGCCCAGAGAGCATTTGCCGCCATCTTGATGTCTCCAGTTGAAGCGTAAACCGCTACTGCTGCACCGAGGACGCTTCTTGCGTACGATGCTGCCATTGCTTTTTGTTCTGCTGTAATTTTCATAATTTCCTATCCTGTTACTACGATTGTGTATTCGTTTGCTGTAATTGTTCCCAACAGAACTACAGTGATTGCGTCTGCTGTTCTTGCAGTAACGTCTCCAATAACTATTTCTCCAGTTGAAACTTGGAAAATTTGCACAATAACATTAACGTTGCTGAAGTTGTGCTTGACTACAGTAGTTGAAGTTCCAGACGAACTTGCAGCACATCCCTGTTTGGCAATACGGGCCAACACGGGGGTTGAGGTGGTTGCCGATTCCGCAGCACCTGGGGTTTCAATACCGAGGTTCGTACGAGCAGTAGCGGCTGTTGAGCCACCAGTACCACCATGTTCTACAGCAACGTCCGTGGCTGCCCAAGTACCAGTTCCGATTGTTCCGAGTGTCGTAATTGAGTCTTGACCAACATAGGTAGAAGCAATGTCAATTGCATCTGCAGTAATTGCTGTTCTGTTGGCGGTTACGTTGACATTGATTGTGTTGCCGGATTGGCTAATACCATCACCGGCAGTAAACGAACCAGCACCAGAGAACTGGGTCCAAGCAATTGATGTTGAATCAATGGTAATAGTTCCATTGGTTGATACAACAAATCCCTTGTCAGAGTTGACTGAACCCTCTTCAACGAAAGTAAAAGTACCTGGCTTGAGTTCGCCTGTGTCGGCCGTACCATTGGCATCAGATGAACGTGATGCTGCACCAGATGTCGTCGCTACATAAATACCGTTTTCAAGTGCGGTACTTTGATTCTTTACGAGAACACGGTCACCAGCAACAAGTGTTACCCCGTCAATCGTGTCGCCAGCATTAAGGTCCGAGGAAAGGTTGATTGGGTCCGTTGTTGCAACTCTTACGGATTGCTTAACATCAAGACCTTGGCGAGCGGCGTCTACGTAGCCTTTTGTGGCAATGTGTGCGGCATCCGTTGGGGTAGCAACTTTAGCATTTCCGTTTGCGTCTCTTTTGACCAACTTGGAGGCAGTTGCATCTGAAGTTGCGTCTGTAAGCATTTGCCACATTGCCGCAGGTAGCAGACCGGCACTGTCTGTATCTGCAACATTAAGAGTGAGGGTTACCGTACCATTTGACTCGGAAACTGTAAGCGCTTCTGCGATTCCAGCACCGCCACCAGAAACAATCGTGTGAGGAAGAGATTTAAATGCAGAACCTGTGTACACCTTGATGGTGTCGGTGGCCGTATCGTATATAAGACGACCTTCAAAGTTGCCCGACGCTGGTTCGGTGGCCAGTTTTTCAAAAGTGGCATTGACTAGTTGATTTTGATTAAGGTCAATATTTGTTAAAAATTTTTGTGCCATTTTTCCTCTACTCTATGTGAGATATGCTTTTCCAGAAAATGCCGCAGAGAACGTCACCGTAACCTGAGTATTACTATTGTATTGTACATCACCAAATACATGGGTATCTGCAGAATCCACAATGGTTACCTGCGGTTTGCCTCCAAGTGTGTGAGTTATGACCCATGTTGCAGATGCGGTTCCCTGAGTAAATTCAAGTCTGTTTGTAAGCGTGTTAGAAGGAGACGTTGAGCGAACAACAACAAGGTTTGGTGCATCTTGGTCAACGGTTACGATGTTTGGAGTATCTTGATAAATATTTACATTGTTTGGAAGCGTATTGCTCATCGTGTCACCTCTAGGGAAAGAGTGAATGTTCCTTGAATAACTCTTGATACGAGTCCGGTAGAAGAAATGATTTCAAGGTCATAGACTCCGCTAGAAGTAAGCGCCGCAGTATCCGCAGCACTTATAGATAGCGCTATCAGACCGGCTGCGCCATTTATGGATATTCTTCCATTTTCGGTTGTCAGTGAAATCAATGGGTCTCCATCGGTCAATACCGTTCTTCTGACCTGCATCCGTGCCGTATGGTTTGTGAGTGGGTAAATCTCGTATTCCGCCGGGTCTTCTTCTGTTGGGGTTCTTGGCTGCTCAAGTGCTATGGTGCGTGCAAAACTAGACCCTTGCTGACAGAGTATGTTGTAATTTCCTGCAATCATGCGACCACCTTAAACCTCTTATATATTGTGCCTTATAGTGATGGCTACAAGGTGGCAGTACCCAAAACTCCAAAAGTACCACTACCAAGAGTTAATGTAAATTCATCAACAACTGTATGATAAATCTTGTATCCCATCGGTTTTGCTTCTGCGGTAACACTTAAAACATTTGGTGAACCAGCAAAATCAACAAAGTTTATTGCTGTAGAATCAATGGTTATGTTTCCGCTAGTAGAAACTTCAAAAGCATTATCGCCGTTTACTTCACCTGAGGAAACGTACCATACTGCGCCTTGTTTGATTTCGCCTGATGTTCCATTCCACCCAGTGTTAAAGTCAACAGACCTAGATGCCGCTCCAGAAACAACCACCGTATAAACGCCATTTTCGGACGGTGCTGTTTGATTTTTTACTAAAACTTTGTCGCCAGTAGAAAGTGTCTGGTTGTCAATAATGTCGCCGTTTTGCAAATCAGTTGTAAGGTTTATGTTTTCAGTTGTTGCGGCTTTTGCTACACCTCTGTAATCAACGTCTGGAGTTTCCGAACCCAAAGTTGTAATTCTTATATTCCAGGGGCTTATTCCGCTTCCGGCGTTATGTCTCTGACTAATTGATACCGTTTTGTCACCAGTCAAAACAAATTCAGTAGCAGCAATAAGCGAGCCTTGTGTTCCCGCATTTCTTCCATAAATTGCTGGATAAAGTTGAGCAATTTTGTATCCGCTGGTATTCGTTATGATTGGTGTGTTGTTTGCATCGTACAACTGCTTAGTTACTTGACGACCAGAAAACTGAGCAAGCCACTCAAGGTTTTCATCTCTAACATTGTTGTAGTCGGTAAGCCTGCTTCTTGTCCCTACATCCGCAGCGCTGAAGTTAGCGGGAAGTTCAGATTTTTCGTGCTGGAACCAGTCTGAATACAAAAACATGGTATCTGCAATCGCGTCTGTAAGAACATCCACAAATCTAAAAAATGGCCAAGTTGGGTCTACTTCGTTTGAGTCATAACTTTCATATACGCCAGGTATGTAAGGTCTCATATTTTGAATAACTGGATTGTTTATCCAAGCGGCATCATTTACCAAGTTTGGCGTTGATAAATATATGGTCGAAAGAGGCGTGGCATCGGGCGATGTGTCATCTGGGTCAAAGTTGGGGCTGTGGTTTGAAATGGTAACAGTTAGACCGTAAAGGTCAACGCCTTCTTCCAATCCAGTAATAGTCAAAACGTTCGACCTAATAGCATCCCATGAGCCTCCAGTAAGGCTTCTTGTATTGGGTTCATTACATCCATCGTTGGAGTTGCAAATCAATGCAGATACTTCAGGATTTCCTAGGTTGCAATTTAATACAGCAGTAAAAACAAAATCCTCATCTATGTCTCCAATTTCAAAAGGAATTGTTTCTGTGTCAAAATCAAGCCTTATGGTTATGGGTTCTTTGTTGATTGGGTTAATTTTTAAAACGTAATTAGATTTACAAAAAAAGTTTTCACCAGTAACAATTAATGTGCCATTTCCGCTAGATACATACCATCCAGAATTTGTATTAGTGTCGGCAATATTTACAGAGTCCAAAGTTTCAAGGCTAAACGACCTTAAGGACTGAAAATCATTAAGTCTTTGAATCGTTTTCATTATAGAGTTATCGAATTAAGTGTCAAAACAATATCGTCAAAAGCAATAGCGGGAAGTGAACCTTTATAAACGTAATCAACATTTCCAGACCCATCATTTGTTGCGTATGTAGCAGATTGAGGAGTTACGGTTAGGTCTTCTAAAAAAACAACTCCAGCAACACTGGAAATTATTCCATAAAATTCAGAAAGTTTAATTCCTTCTGAAAATCTATAATTTTCAGAAGAAAAATAAGCAGATAATGCAGATTTAACGTTGTTTTCAATTACCAATGATTCATAATTTGTGGAATAAGTGATAGTTGCACTAACATCAAGATGCACTAAGTTCACATTGTTGATTCCTACTTCTAGACCAGCAACAGTTTTTTCTTGAATATCAATAAGCAAATCTGTTTTTTGCTCAGATGAAACAAAATCTCCAATACCATAAACAAATATAGTTATAAAACCTACTTCGTCCGGGTCGCCTAATAGGAGGTCGCCGTCTGGGTCTGTAAGGTCGTATGTTTTTGAACGAGAAACTATGTTTCCATATCCAGACGCTATAAAAGAATTAACCTGAGATGCTTTTGCTAAAGAAGAAGACAAGGAAGCAAGATGATTTACTGCTCTTGTTAAATATTCAAATTCATTTTCTGGATTTTCTCCGTAAGAAACCATAAGTTCAAGTTCTGCTTGAAGTATGTCTGTTGTTGGTGTTTCAATTTCTAAAATTGTTCCAACCGCAAGAGGAATTGTTCTACCAATCTCAAGAGATTGTGCCTCAACGCTTGCATACGGAAGCGGTTCTTCTTCTCCGACTGCTTCAATTGTTAATTCTTCAGTAGTTTCAAAATAAAGCGCATCTCTGTCTCCTAAAAACTCATAGTCATATCTGACCACAGTTCCCTGAGGAACCGTAGTCCCATCTGTCGTGGTAGCAGTAAATTTAATATCTGCAATAGTTTTTGAACCCTCATCAAGAACTATTCCCATCATCCCAACAAGGCCAGCCATTAATCTGTCTGGAAGTCTATTCATTGCGGCAATGTTTAATCCACTTATATAAGCAACGGCCTGCATTATTGCGTCTTCTGGCGTTCCTTGGCGAGGTTGAAATTCGGGCAAAGCAATTCTTGCGTAATCTATTGCATCCAAATAAATAGACGTTGGAGAAGAATCAAACGGAGTCAGCGATATGTATTGCGAAAAATCTATTGTCATTTTATGTCCTCAATCTAAAATCAAATTCTACGTTCATTGAACCATCTTCTGTCAATGAAGGATTTATTCCAAGTATTTCAACTTCTGGCAAAAATCGTGCTGCATTAAGAACAAAATCTATCGGTTCTATGGATATGAATGTAGGGTCTAATACACCAAAGTCTGGAGTTATTGGGTGTTCCCCAACCTCGGTAAGTAGAGCAAGGGTAAGAATTTGTCTATAGTAGTTGTAATCTCCTTGAGTCAATGTCTTTAAACGACCTGAAGAAAATTTAATTGGAAAAGAAAAACAGTCCATGTCTAATTATCTCACAGCGTTTATCCGACGTCCATAAACATGGAAATCTTAATATCTCTTGATACATCAGCCTGGGAAGCAGAGATTTGTTGAACAAGATGTCCTATTACGTACATCTCTTCTGTACCTCCACCGACATTAGCACATATTACGCGATTGCCTTCAGAAATTTGAAACCCTTCAATAGTGTTGACTACCTGCATCGGGCCAACAGTGTTTGAAAGTTTTGGTATATATACGTAAACTTTGTTGTTTGGCAAAACACGCCTAACAACTCCAAGATATATACCGTCTCGTCTTGTTGGGTGAGATGATGCTTTTGTTCTGTTAATTCCCGGAATCATGCAAAGCACCTATTTCTATCTGGAATTACTGCAGAACCAGACCAAACGTCTCTTCCGTTTGATGGAAACCTTTTTAAAACTGTCAGCATTTGTGCTTGTATTAAGACGTACATATAAGCGTTGACTTTATCTAGTCCTGCATCATAGTAAAAAATACCATGATGAATTGAATCAGATTCATACTTGTCTATTGCTTCTGCCTGACTAAGTTCCACAACTGTCCCATCAACACAAAACAACCGCTCAAGAATAGCGTAAACATTTATTGTTTGCCCTTCGTAAACAACTGTTGTCGAGTAATAAAACATCGACAAAGTTCTGCATTTTACTAATGTTTGTTCTTTATACGTAGAAGGAAGCAAGGGCCTATTCCACATATCTATATTCCCGGCCTGTACAAAATCATTTTTGTCTATTAAAGAAGCGGCGCTAAGTAGTGGTTTTGGAACTATTAATTTTATGTCTGCTTTTAATGTTGGGTGAGAAGCAAGTCTTCTTGAATTAGGTAATCTCGCTCTTGTTTGCTGACCAATTGGAGAAAGTGTTGTTCCAATAGGCACTTCGTTCTGTTCATTATCATTAAAATTTACCGCACCTACCGATGAAACCCCCAAAGTATTACTTTTAGTAGCAAAATATTCGCTATTAAATATTTTACCAATAGGAAGAGGTTTGATTACTTGTTTTTTTCCGTTTACTTCAAGTCTTTCTGGTGTTCTAAATTCAACAGCAACAGGTTCTGTAACTTGTTCTTTAAAATCAACGCGTGTAATTACATAATATTTTTGAACATATGGAATATTGTTTATTCGTATTGTCATTCCAGGACGCAAAGCGGTACCATTATTTCTAGCAACTACTGCTGAACCTTCTGATTCCATTGGGTCATTTTCACCCTTTGTTAATTTTGGCATAGAAAGCAATTCAAATCTTCTGTTTGATTCTTCTGTTCCTGGATATTCAAACGGAATAAAATGTCTATCAGGATTTGTTTTAGGAGTTCCGTCTTTGTTTAGTATTTTTTTGCCTTTTTTATCAAAAATTGGTTTTCCTAAATCTCTATAAGTCCCCCATTTAAACAAAAACCATTTTTGTGTTCCAAAATAAAGTGTTCCATCTACAGTAAAAACAACGTATTCTGACTCGGAAGCAATATTGGTAATTCTGTCCCACACAGAGTCTTGCTGACCAGTTCCTGAATTTTTTGTACCTGCTTTTATTCTTGTGCTGTTTTCGCCAACAAATTTTAAACCATATTTTTTTGCAGCACGTTTTACAAATTCATATCCAGAACCACCTATGTTTCCGATTTTTTTGTCTCTTTTCATTTGCTGAATCGCTTTTGGCATTGCTTCTAACGTGTAAACAGGGGATGCTCCAGCACCACCCTGTTCAACGCTTACTCTGCTTATCTCATAAGTATGTCTAATTCTTGTAAAAAGAGGAATAGTGTCTGCGCCCGCTGTTGCCATTTCAACACTTTTAATTGCTGTTGTTTGATAAATAATGTCTCTTCCAACTATAAAATAATTATTTGAAGCCATTTCTAAGCCAGGGTCAACTATTGTTATAACCAACTGAGGAGACATATCCATTGAGTAACTAACGGTGAGACTCAAAATATTTTGAGAAACAACGGCCATTTGTTTTGAGGTTAAATCACCTATTTGTAAAGACTGTGAATTAAACATAATAAATTTTACGTTGCTACTACGGCAGGAGGCATAACAACTGCATCGCTTTTAAACGACTGGTCCTGATAACTAGGAGTCCATAAATTTCCTCTTCCAGTATTGGGGGTACATTTAGGGTCTCCGGTATTGGGCTTACATGTTACTGGTGGCGGAGTGTCTCCAGCAAGCGGAGGAATTAAAATTATATCTCTTGCAATAATTGGATATTCAGTAAGTGTTAATGAAACCTCTGCAGCAGAAATATTATTACCATTATCAGTAAATCGCGTTGCCGTTATGGAACAATCATTTATAATCCACTGTAAATTTCTTGTGTTATTAGTGTACGGATATCTATATTCAGTACTTAAAAGAGTATTTACGTTATAAAGTCTTATTGGTGCTGGCGCTCCAGCCATAGACCTAATGTTGTCTAACTGATTATCAATAGAAGCCAAAAGACCATCATTAACTATTTCGGAAGTTTGTTTTTGTAAAGTTTTTATTTTTGTTATAGGGTCAATTCTAAAAAACGAATTTGTTTCTAATCTTTTCGCAACAACAAGAAATCTAAAAGATACTTTTGTTAAGTTATAGTTTGACCAGTCAACCAATGGATAGTTTCCACTTCTTTCAGTTTCATTCCACTGTGAAGAAAGTTGAGAAAATTCAAAACTGTTTGGAATCATTTCGAATACGTGTATTCTTTCTATTCTTTCGCGTGAATTTTCAACAGAATTAAAATTATTTACAAATTGCTTCATATACGGTAAAGTAAAATCATTACTCCCTGTATATATTGGCTTATCAGGTTTTATAGTTACTACTGTCTTTATTGCTGCTGGGCCTCCGCGTCCGACACCACTTCCATTTTTGGGTCCATTTTTGGGTCCATTTTTGGGTCCATTTTTGCCTGACTTTCCTGCAAAAGTTGTTCCCGTTTCTTCAAATCTACGAAAATCAGCAGCAGATGTAGGAGCACCAGGTGTTACGCCTGTGGTTGCAGATGCAGTTGCTGTTATGGTTGCTGGTGCAACGGCACTGCTAAACTGACCATTGCTGTCTTGGTCTGCATATGAGTACATCGCCGAGTTTGCTCCTGCTGCTCTTGCAGTTATTTGAGCCTGAGTAAAAAATCCATCAAAAGATGTTTGGTCAGCAAAAGTTGTTTTGTTGTAATTTGGGTTTCTAACTATGTCTGCAAGTTCTCCGGCGCTTAATTGTTGAAAAAAATAATTTCCTTTTTGGGTTTTAGTAACTTTGTTGTTTCTTTTTGCAAGTTGTCCGCGTTGAGAATATTTTACGGTAACTCGTTCACCTACACCAATTGCTGATTCAGTGCTATCGACTCCATCGATGCCGCCGTTGTAAGTGCTACCAGACTGAAGATAGATTGAATAATTTTCCAGATTTCCTCCACCTGGATTTATTTGAGCCCATACTGGTGAGCCATTGGTAGTTTTAAAACGGGTACATTTAAAATATCTATCAGCGCTTGATGTGTCTATGACTATTTTTCCTGGAGTTTGGCTACCCCATAAATTTCCTTGCTCAAGGTCATTGGCCTCATTTGTTCCGCGTTTTTTTAAACGTATTGGATTTGACAGCGTTCCTGCTTCTGCGCCCATATCTAACTTCTTTCCCTATTAGAGCGTTCAATCTCTTTAACTTTCATAATTACTAAGTTTGCTATTTCTTGAGGTGAAGCATTTTTTCCACCTTGAATATGGAAAGAATAGTTTGTATCTCCGCCACCACCAGACATTGCCA